AAAGTTGCGACACCTTTATTCACTCGGTGCCACTATTCCCGTGATGAATTGCTTACCAGATACAGGGATACCACTCTCCTTGCCGGATAACATTCCGTACAAAGACCTCCATGCCGTGGCAAAAGCAGCGTGTAGCACGGCAGAAGTGCTAAAAGAAAAAGGGTTAAAGACTGAACCTACTGAAAAAGATAAGGTTTTTGCTCAAAACACGCTCTGTCAGATCGCTGATCCGACCATAAACCCCAAGAAAGAAGAAGATCAGACTAAAAATATCCCTCAAACAGCCGCTTCAGTAGCGTATTTGAGCGGGATATTGGGTGAATTTGATAAGAAAGTGGTGCAATCAGCCATGCAGTTGCGTATTTACGTGACAAATAAGCTTATCCAAGAGACAACAGACCCCGATCCCAAGGTAAGAATCCGTGCATTAGAGCTTTTAGGGCGCATTTCAGACGTTGGTTTGTTCACAGACCGTACAGAAGTGACCATAACGCACCGTGCAACCACCGATTTGGAGTCAAAACTGCGGGAAAAACTTCAAAAGCTTATATCAGACACCTCTAGCATCATTGAAGTAGAGGGCGATGTGATTGATGTGAACGTAGAGTTGGGTATTGAGGAAGAAAAGGCTGAACAATGAGCCTTATGACCCTGACTGAGGCAGAAATCCTCACACTTTTGAAGAATCTGCACAACTTCACCCCTGAAGAGCAAGAAGAGATTGAACAAATTGCAGATGAGCTGACAAAACGCAAGCACGCAGCAAGCTGCCGCAACGATTTAATTGAATTTTGCAAACACATGCAGCCGGATTACAAGGTTGGGAAGCACCACCGGATTCTGGCTGACCTGCTTATGAAAACCGCCTTGGGGTTAGAGGATCGGGTGTGCGTGAATATCCCGCCTCGGCATGGCAAAAGCCAGCTTGTTTCTATTTACTTCCCTGCATGGTTTCTGGGAAAATTTCCTGACAAAAAGATTCTTATGGTGTCACACACCACAGATCTTGCCGTTGATTTCGGGAGGAAGGTCAGGAACCTGATTGCAAGCGATGCGTACAAGGAGATTTTTCCGACGGTTGATCTTGCGGCTGATTCTAAGTCTGCGGGTCGATGGAATACTAATTCTGGCGGTGAGTATTTTGCCTGTGGTGTTGGCTCTGCTCTTGCTGGCCGTGGCGCTGACCTCCTCTTAATTGACGACCCCCATAACGAGCAAGACATTATTAATGGCAATTTCGATGTTTTTGAGAAAGCCTATGAGTGGTATACGTTTGGTGCCAGAACACGACTGATGCCGGGAGGACGGGTAGCGATTGTGCAGACCCGCTGGCATATGGACGACCTGACAGGTCGGGTGACTAAGGATATGTCGAACTCTGAATTAGCAGATCAGTTCAGGGTTGTTGAGTTCCCTGCCATATTAGAAACTGAATCAGGCGAGAAACCTCTCTGGCCCGAATTCTTTGACCTTACTGCCTTGCATCGTACAAAAGCGTCGATGCCGTTATTTCAGTGGAACGCGCAGTATCAGCAGAACCCCACGGCAGAGGAAGCGTCGGTAGTGAAGCGTGAGTGGTGGAAAGTGTGGAAAAAAGAAACCCCACCTGTTTGTGATTACATCATCCTCACATTAGATGCAGCAGCAGAAACACATAACCGCGCAGACTACAGTGCCATGACTGTTTGGGGGGTTTGGAATAATGAGGAAGAGAAGGGTTACCACATCATCTTACTCAATGCGATCAAGAAAAGGGTCGAATTTCCTGATCTTAAGGATCTGGCGATGGAGCAGTGGCGGGAGTGGGAACCCGATGCGTTCATTGTTGAGAAAAAAGTTTCTGGTACGGCGCTCTACCAAGAGTTTCGGCGCATGGGCATTTCGGTTAACGAGTACACCCCGCACCGAGGTACAGGTGATAAATTGGCCCGACTTAACTCGGTAGCTGACATCATCAGGCAGGGGTTGGTGTGGGTGCCTGAGACACGCTGGGCTGAAGAGGTTGTCGAAGAAGTTGCTGGGTTTCCTTTTATGAGCCATGATGACTTGGTGGATACGACCACAATGGCATTGATGCGGTTTAGAGAAGGCGGGTTTTTGCGTCTGCCTACTGATGAGCCTGATGACGTGCGGTATTTCCGTGGGTTTCGCGGTGCCAAGCGTGGGTACTATTTGGGTTAAGCGAATTTTAGGGGTTGATCATGGCTATTGATAAAAGTTTATACAACGCACCCGAAGGACTTGAAGCCTTGGCGCTTGAAGAGTCGCCTATTGAGATTGAAATCGAAGATCCTGAAGCGGTCAGGATTGGTATGGGTGGGGTTGAGATTGAGATTGAGCCGGGGAGTGAAAACGAGGAAGAGGCGTTTGATTCCAATCTAGCCGAGCACATGAGCGAAGCTGAACTGCAAAAGATTGCAGGCGATATTATGGAATTGGTTGAGGCTGATATTAGTAGCCGCAAAGATTGGGTTGATACGTATGTCAAAGGTCTGGATGTGCTGGGCCTACGCTATGACGATGTAACTGAGCCTTGGGATGGTGCGTGTGGTGTGTTCTCTACACTGCTGACTGAAGCAGCGATTCGCTTTCAAAGCGAGTCCATCATGGAGACATTTCCGGCAGGTGGGCCTGTAAAGACGCAGATTATTGGGCAGTTTACCCCTGAGATTGAGGAAGCAGGCAAGCGCGTGAAGGCTGATATGAACTATCAGCTCACTGACAAAATGCCTGAATATAGGTCAGAGCATGAACGTGCGCTGTGGGGTGTGGCCTTATCTGGCTCGTCATTTAAGAAGGTCTATTACGATCCGTCGCTAGAACGTCAGGTTTCTTTTTATGTGCCATCCGAAGATGTCATTCTTCCTTATGGTGTAACTAATATACGCCGTACCGACCGCCTTACGCACATCATGCGTAAGACAAAGAATGATATTAAGAGGTTACAGGTAACAGGCTTTTATCGTGATGTCGATATGGGCGAGCCGTATGCCAATCAGACAGATATTGAAGAAGCCAAGGCTAAAAAAGAAGGTCAAGAACCTATTAAAGATGAGCGGTATCAGATATGCGAGGTGCATATTGAGTATGACTTGCCGGGGCATGAGGAAGAATTACCACTACCCTACGTCATTACCATCGACAAAAATACCAACAAAGTTTTAGCTATACGGCGCAACTACAGAGAGGACGACCCCCAGAAACGTGCGCGTCAGCACTTTGTACACTATATGTACATCCCCGGCTTTGGTGCTTATGGCTTTGGGTTAATCCACATTATCGGTGGCTACGCCACAGCAGGCACCATGCTGATTCGTCAGTTGGTGGATGCAGGTTCGCTCTCTAATCTTCCCGGTGGGTTAAAGGCTCGTGGGCTAAGAATTAAAGGTGATGACACTCCGATTGCTCCGGGTGAATGGCGGGATGTGGATGTGCCGGGGGGTGCGATCAGGGACAACATACTGCCCCTTCCTTATAAAGAACCCAGTCAGGTTCTCCTTGCGTTGCTGAATCAGATCACCGAAGAAGCGCGACGGCTCAGTGGTATGGCTGATATGAAGATCAGCGATATGTCGAGTCAGGCTCCGGTGGGTACAACACTAGCTCTCTTGGAGCGGCAGTTAAAGACGATGGGTGCTGTGCAGGCTCGCATCCATGCAGCGATGAAAGAAGAATTCAAGCTGCTTAAAGAAATTATCAGGGAGTACACCTCACCTGATTACAGCTACGTACCGCAGGATGGCACACCGCAGGTTAAGGCTGAAGACTATGACATTGTGGAAGTTATCCCTGTGTCAGATCCCAACGCCTCGACAATGGCTCAGCGGGTTGTGCAGTATCAAGCTGCGTTGCAGCTAGCGCAGGGTGCGCCTCAGTTATATGACATGCCTCGCCTTCACAGGCAGATGCTGGATGTGCTGGGTATCCCTAACGCCGACAAGCTTGTACCGCTGCCAGATGACCAGAAGCCCAAAGACCCCATAACCGAGAACATGAATGTACTCAAAGGTGTGCCGCTTAAAGCGTTTATCTATCAGGATCATCAAGCGCACATCACAGCACATATGACCTTTTTGCAAGACCCAAGCATCATGCAGATCGTAGGGCAGAACCCGATGGCGCAGCAGATGCAGGGTGCGATGATGGCGCACGTTGCCGAGCATTTAGGGTATCGGTACAGACAGGAAATTGAGCAGCGTGTGGGTGCACCGTTGCCTGGGCCTGATCAGGAGATTTCTGAAGCCGAAGAGTTGGCGATGGCTAAGTACGTAGCAGAAGCAGCCCAGCAAGTGCTCCAGATTCACCAAGCTCAAGCTGCACAACAGCAAGCACAGGCAGTTGCTCAAGATCCGCTAGTTCAATTACAGCAGCAAGAACTCCAGATCAAGATGATGGAGCAACAGCGCAAGGCTCAGAAAGATCAAGCCGATACCGCACTTGCAGCCGCTAGGTTGCAGAACGAGGATAAGCGCATCCAGATCGATGCTCAGAAAGAAAACGTGCGGTTAATGAATCAAAACCGACAGGCGGATAAAAAGATTCAAGCCGATTTACTTAAAACCGCAATGACAAAAAGGAATACTGAATGAGCCATGAAAGGCAAATGCTGGACCACTTATTTAATAAGCTCAAAGAACGTGAGCGGGAAGTAAGTGACGCGATGGCTGAAGGAAGCTGTAAAGACTTTGCTGAATATCGAAATTTGTGCGGCGTAATCCAAGGTCTACGCCGTGCAAGGATGGAAGTACAAGACCTTGTGCAACGTTATGAGGAATTTGAAAATGACTGAAGCAGCAGAAGCTGTTATCGATGATATTCAGCAAAAAGCCAAGCAATTGCCGATTGTGAAGGGGTACAAGATTCTTTGCACCCTGCCTAATATTGAAAACAAATTCGACAGCGGGATCATTAAAGCAGATGCTACGGTTAAATACGAAGAGCTGCTTAGTAATGTGCTGTTTGTCGTAGCACTAGGTGATATGGCTTATGCCGATCAAAACCGCTTTCCCACGGGGCCGTGGTGTAAACCGGGGGATTTTATTATTACTCGTGCAAATACTGGCACTCGTATCAAGATTCACGACCGCGAGTTTCGGATTATTAACGACGATTCTGTCGAAGCGGTGGTTGAAGATCCCCGTGGCATTCAACGTGCGTGAGGTGAGATATGGATAAAGTCGAATACAAATTCCCTGACGAACAAGACGCTAAACAAGAGGCTAAGGGTAAGGATGATATTGAGTTTGAAATTGAGGTGGTCGATGACACACCTGAACAGGATAAACAACGTGAGCCACTTGATGGGCCTGTTAATGAAGTAACTGATGAAGAGCTTTCTAAATACGATGAAAGCGTTCAAAAGCGCATCAAAAAGATTACGCACGGT